AAATGTTTACCAGAGCGAACTGGACGCATATTACGAATTTCGGGATGAAGGTAAAGAGAGCGAGTCAGTTGATTGGGATAAGGTAGAACTAATCCACAAGGATTTCGAAAAACTTTCACATACAGGTCCGCTAACTCTGACAACCTACGCAGCCGACTTGCTTAAGAAATATAACAAGAAAATAAATGAAATTAATCATGATGCTGTAAATACTGATTTGGATCCACCTACAGCCTACTTAATGATTGTGAAGGAAACGAGCGACCTTCTAAATAAATTAATTGAACACGCAAAAAGCGAATTGAAAGTTTAAATATAAATTCCGACCCAATTGAATGAACCCGCCTAGTGCGGGTTTTTATTGCCTGCAACCAAAGATTCGAGAAGGCCTGCTCCTCCCCTTCTCTACGTGACAGGCATGAGAGCACATCACAGTGCTTACCGGAGATAGCTATTTTTGCAGCGGGCTATCGCAACTCAAAAGACATCGTAACGGCGAGGAGCTGATTATGGATGAAGAAGAATTCGACGAACACCCGGCTGACGATATGAGCCAGTACCAGGATTACCCATATGAATTCGATTACTGATAAATGGTGCGGCCAGTTTAAAAAATGCAACGGCTGCAAGCTGCAGTCAGAGTGCATGGTTAAACCTGAAGAGATGGTTCCGATATTTGTAGACGGGAAGATGGTCGACAAATGGGCCATCAGAACAACGAAGATGATTGAACGAGAGCTGGCCGCCATGTAGCGGCCTTTTTCACATCTGGAGGCACCATGTTAAGCACTGGCAACTACATATTCGGCTGGTTTGTGTTTGGCGTGCTGATGGTGCTGGGGTTTATAGCAGGAGGTTGAGATGGAAAAAGATACAGGCGGTACAGCATTCCCACTGCCATTAGGTAGTGAAACGGTGGAAGGCCAAGAAGGTATGACGTTACGCGATTACTTCGCAGCTAAGGCGATGGCGGTATGGGTCGGTAATTATGACAAAGAAACAGCCGCGCAATGGGCATACGAGATGGCAGACGAAATGATTCGCGCTCGGGGCAAGCATGCATGTCAAGAGGTTAAAGATGCAGGAATTTAAGGGTACCGGAGGTGTGTGGAGTTATTCGGCTGCGCTGGGAGAGGTTAAAAGCGATACCGAAGGGCTTGTTGCTGAAATGATTGTGAATGGCAATGAAGACCAAAATGGAAAACTTTTCGCCTCCGCCCCCGGGCTTCTTGAGGCGCTTGTGCGGCTCGAATCTTGGGCATCAACAATGCATGGGCATGGTGTTTCTTACTCTGGCGACCATCCAATAGCTAAGGCTAAATCAGCCATTGCCAAGGCATTGGGCCAGTTACCACTACAGGAGAGAGAGATGAGAAAGGTTGAATGCAAAAGATGGGAGTTTGTTGGTGGCAAGAGAACGCTTAAATGCGTCTTGAATGGGGTATTTCACCAGTGGGGAGCAGGTTACGAAGAGTTTGAAACCGGCCCGGGGAACTTCACGGTCGCAATCGTAGAAATGGAGGACGGGGAAATTAAAGAGTTCATGCCAACCGATATTAAATTCATTGAGTGACACCGTAAAGCTGTCTGCTTAGACGGCTTTGAGGTGCTACGCACCAACGCTGAGGTTTCAGCAGGATAGATAACCAGAACGTTTCAACCCTCGGGGCCGCAATGGCCCCTTCTTTTTGCCCAAAATTCAGGAGAAGGAAATGACTGAGACCACCGATTTAGCAGTGCTGGAGATTAAACCTGAACAGGCTCCGGCACTGTATGTACCAAACGGCCTTGATGCTTACCTTGACCAGATTCGCCAGCAGGTTAACGAAGTGCCTGACCTGAGCACCGCAAAAGGCCGGGCGCGCGTTGCATCACTTGCGGCACAGGTATCGCGCAGCAAGGTAGCTATCGAAAAGCCTGGTCGCGACTACCTGAAGCGCCTGAAGGAATTACCTAAGGATGTAGAGGCTGAGCTTCGCCGTTGGGTTACTGAGTGCGACACGTTGCGTGATGAAGTGCGCCGCCCCCTTACCGAGTGGGAAGCGGAGCAGGAACGCATCGCCGCAGAGAAAGCCGCCGAAGATGAGCGTCTTCGCATCGAAGCCGAGCAGAAAGCCGCAGAAGAAGCCCTGAAAAAGCAGATTGAATCTGATCACGAAATGGCGCTGCTGCTGAATGATAAGTTTGACCGTGACGCAGCAGAAGCCAAGGCCGAAGCAGAGCGCCAGCGCGCCGCACATGAAGAAGAGATTCGTCGTCAGGCCGCTGAGCAGGCTCGCATCGAAGCAGAGCTGGCAGCACAGCGTGAGCGAGAAGCAGCAGCCAAGCGTGAAGCCGATCTGCAGGCTGCCAAGGAAAGGGCGGAGGCCGACGCTAAAGCCGCACAGGAGCGTGCAGAACGCGAAGCCAGAGAAGCGCAGGAGCGGGCTGAGAGGCAGGCGCAGGAAGCACGTGAGCGTGCAGAGCGTGAAAAGCAGGCGGCTATCGAAGCTGAGCAACGCAAAGCGCGTGAAGCTGAAGCTGCCCGCCAGGCTGAAGAAAAACGCATTGCTGATGAATCCGCCTCCCGCGCAGCTGATGTTGCTCACCGCAAAGCAGTGAACAACAAAGCGCTGGCTGACCTCGTCGCTGTAGGCCTGACCGAAGAAATGGCGCGCACCGCAATCACAGCGATCGCCAAAGGCGAAGTGTCCGCCATCCGTATCACCTACTAAAAACCAACCTAACCCTTTTAACGGAGTATCCCCATGCAGGCTTTCGCTATCGCTGGGGCGGCATCGGGCTGCCCCAAAAACACCATGTTCGATTACAAACTCACCGGCGCTGACGTTATGCACTGGCAGCCTAAGAGCCGCCTGCAGCAGCTGTGGGAGCGCCTTGTTCAGGTCGTAGCTCAGGAGAGCAAGCCATGAATGCACCGGCAGCAGCAGAGCAGTACCAGAAGCAGCAGAGCGAGTTAGAGCGCCAGCGCGAAATGCTGGAAAAGTCGAAGGATTTCACCTTCATCAACCTGATGCTGAAAACCTTAGGCATGGGAGAGAAGAAATGAGACTGAGCAGAACGGCCCGGAATGAGGTGCAGGGTATTGCCGACAGCCTTCCTGATAGCGATCTGGAGCGCATCGTCGCAGAAGTAGATGGGCAAATGAACCGGCACAAAACAAACCCGCTGATGCCTGCATTGTGCGCCTTCCTGACGAAGCATTACGACTACCCTGCCATTGATATGTTCGACGAAGACGATGAGCAGCACGAGCTGGCTGAGGCGTTTTTGCGGGAGGCAATGGTCCGGGTTGCGCGGCGTGAAGTGGCGATCGGGATTTACAACAGCAAGCACAGTAATCAGGAGGCAGCGTAATGCAGGCAGGCATTTATTACGACATCAGCAACGAGGATTATCACTGCGGCCCAGGTATCAGCAAGTCGCAACTGGATGATATCGCCATTAACCCAGCCATATTCCAGTGGCGCAAAGGCGCGCCTGAAGATTCAGAGAAAAAGGCCGCACTGGATATGGGAACTGCGCTGCACTGCCTGCTACTGGAGCCTGAAGAATTCGACAAGCGATTTATCATCGCCCCGCCATTCAACCGCCGCACCAATGACGGAAAAGCAGACGAGCAGCGATTTCTTAAGGACTGCGAAAGCTCAGGGATGACAGTGATGGATGCTGAACAGGGCCGGAAACTTCAGCTGATGCGCGCCAGCGCCCTCGCCCACCCAGCGGCCCGCTGGGTGCTTGAAGCAGAAGGCCATCAGGAAGCATCGATCTACTGGAACGACGAGCAGACCGGCGAACTTTGCCGTATCCGGCCAGATAAATTCCTGTCAGATCAGCCTGTCATCGTCGACGTGAAGAAAGTTGCTGATATGTCCCGATTTTCCCGCCACGTTGAAGAGTTCCGCTATCACGTTCAGGACGCCTATTACCGCGAAGGCTTCAGTAAGCACTTCGGCGAATACCCACTTTTCGTTTTCATCGCCGTCAGCGAGTCGATCGACTGTGGCCGGTATCCGGTTCGTACCTTCCAGTTGCAGGAAGACGATGTTGCCGTGGGCTATGACCTGTTCCGCCGCAACCTTGATACCTATCACGAATGCATGCTGTCCGGTAACTGGGGCGGCATCGAAGAAATTACACGCCCTGAGTGGGCTAAGAGAAAGGATTACGCATGAGCAAAGACATCATCACAGCGCCGGTCAATGAGGCCGACACTAAAGCGGCTATTTTCAGCCCGAGCGGCCTGCAGAAGTTGCAGGCATTTGCCGAAGTCATGGCGCAGGGCAAGGCAACGGTACCTGCTCACCTGTCCGGCAAGCCTGCTGACTGTCTGGCGATCGCATTACAGGCAGCCCAGTGGGGTATGAACCCTTACGCAGTGGCGCAGAAGACGCATCTGGTAAACGGGACGCTGGGCTATGAGGCTCAGCTGGTCAATGCAGTAATCACCAGCTCCACAGCCGTGCAGGGTCGTTTTAAGTACGAATACGGCGGCGATTGGGAGAAATTCAAACCGGGCGCAGCCAACGCATCGAACGAGCGCGGCCTGTCAGTACGCGTCGGGGCAGTGCTGAAGGGTGAAACGGAAATCACCTGGGGTGAGCCGCTTTATATGGAGTACGTCACCACGCGCAACTCACCCCTCTGGAAGACGGCACCTAAGCAGCAGCTGGCCTATCTGGCTGTTAAGTACTGGGCTCGCCTCTACTGCCCTGACGTGATTCTCGGCGTTTACACGCCAGACGAGTTTGAGCCGGCGCAGCGCTCAGAACGCGATGTCACCCCGGCACGCAGCCGCGCTGACCT